CATGGTAAAGAAAATAATAATCATGATAAAGGTAGACGTTAGCATTCTTACATACATGACTACACTTACTAGACAAAGAGGTACTATATAAAAAAGGAAAAAATCATATACTATTTTTCTCACTCCAGTAAATTGGAAAGAAGAGAAAACCCTAAACAATTTACGAATGCCAACAAAGACAAGCGCACAGGTCATGACTAACCAATTCATCACTTTTACAAAAAATTCACTACTACCTGGTGTATACAATGTATAAGGAAATCCGTATCCAGTTAACGTAATTCCAGACGGTTCTCCTACATAGGGAGATTGGTTCAAATCTATAGGTAACAAATCATCTAGTGTGGTTTTATTTAGGTGGCTCAATGCAACGAGTGATCCTCCCATGTATCCTACGCCAAAGACAATCGCAATGTTTATCATGACATCTATAATAAACCCTTTTACATCCCCAATTGGGTTCATAAAGTGTTGTTATAAAAAAACTCAAAGGGAACCATTTTATAGAAATGGTGGCTGGTCTTTTTTCCTTCTTGCTTGAATTGTAAACATTATTTACAAGTAGATGGAAGATGTCGCCTATACCGATCATTTACTGAAAAAGTGTGTTTTGATGAGACCAAATGTGGTATAAAAGCTAATAATTTTTCCGTCTAGTGCGTCTGCGTCTGCGTTTCTTACGTGTACCACCACTAAATTCAGCAAGATCAGGATCAAGTAAAGTAATTTGTTCTGATGTTATAGTAGGCGTGATATCTATTAAATGATAGCGTAACATCTCATGTGTTTTAGGTTGAGTATGACGCAAAGCATCATCATTTTTTAGATGTTCTAAAAATGGTCTGCCTTCTGGATTATCTTTAAAATATAATATCATTTTTACTCTATCAAAAAAAGGTGTATTTTTTATAATAAAATCCTTGAATAATCCAAACCCATACCAATGATAATAATTGTCTCTGTATTTTCCTAAATGTGTTTCAATCTGAATTGCTTCTTGTTCAGCACCAGCATCATGGGCTGTTTTACTTTTATATTTTATGAAATTTACAAAAAAAACTTGTGCTGATGTTTTATCTAATAATTGTACTAGTTTTTTTGTAATGCCGATCGTTTCACTCATGCTGTGTGATGGAATCGTTACATGAGTATATCGTTTACGTGGTTCAGTTACAAACTCATTAAATGGTACCACATTTTCTACCAATGTAAACTCTGGATAATTGTCTATAGATATTACACAAAGGGGATATTTATTTATCATTTCTAAAAAAAAGGAAAATCATGATAAAATGGGAGTGTTCCTTCTCCATTCTTTGATCCAAAAGAAATATAGATACATTTATAAGACGATAAATCTAAGTCTAATCCTTCTTCCTCCAATGCCGCCATACATTAATGGGTTACTTTCCATCCATTTATGGTAAATCCTTTACCATTGATTTGATCGTCCGCTACTTTCAGCATCCCACATTGACGTCCCATGTCTACGTAAACACGGTACGTGTTTTCATGTTCCTCAATCATGGAAACACAGTTGAGAAAGACCTTGTCAAAAGCTTCGCGCACTTCTTCCGTACTGGTTGGTCCTTCCACGTAATACCAAGCCGTTCCGGGTTCCATCACTTGCGCCATTCTTAGTTTTCCGAGAGAGAAATGTGTTTCAATTTTTCACCATTTAGATTTCTTTACTTGGATCTGCTGTACGTTCTTCTTTTTGGCATTGGGATCGTACGTGGTATCCTCTTCTTCTGGTAAATTCTTGGATAATTCCCAGTATTCTTTGGATCCCAACTTGAACGTAGGATGCGGTTCTGCCTTGTACCAAAAGATTTGATCGGTCAATTTATTACTTTTAGAATTGTTATTGATCACGAGACATTCATAATTCTCGGTACATTGATCCATCACTTGACAGAACGATTCAAAGGTAGGGAACATACCTGCATAATTATCATAGATTCTCTTACGGTTTACCAAGTAAGGTTCTCTCAGAATAAACACGTAATCAATATTGGTACGTAAATTAGGAGGAATACCTAGCGGATACTGCATGGTAATGATGAGCATGATTTTCCAATGCCGACCATTCATGAAAAGTAAACGCATCAATTTATCTTTGGTCCATCCATTATCGTATAAGCAATCATCTAGGATACAAAAAGCGCGTGGATCAATGTTACATTTTTTGTACACGGTCATTTCTTTTTGAATTTGTTTCATGCATTGTTTCTGACGTTTTAAAATGTTCTCAATGATTCCTGTACTATATTCATCGTGAATGAATAATTTAGGAATGTGTTCACTGTAAAAGCAATTGCCTGCCTCTGTACCTGAAATTACCGTCCCAATGGGTATATCTTGTTGATAAAAGAGTAAATCTTTCACGAGGTAACTCTTTCCTGTATCACGACGACCGATGAGAACAATGACTGGACCTTTGTTTTCATTGGGACGAAAACTAATAGAACGCATATCAAATTTTTTCAACTCTAGCGTCATTTAGTATAAACGTATAAGGGAAATGTTGCGTTTAAACGTAAAAATTGATTTAAGTAAAAACTCTTTACAAGTACTATGGAGTTTTGTCAGGTATGCGAAAATATGCTTTTTCTGACGAATGTGGAGGAAAAGTTAAGATTTCAATGTAAAAAGTGTGGCTTTGAAAAAGATGCCACCTCTAACGTCGTGTGTTCCCTATCCTTTCAGAAGAAGGAACAGCATACGAGCGTCATTCACAAGTATACCAAGTTGGACCCTACGTTACCTCGCATGAAGCTGAAATGTCCTCTAGAAACGTGTAAAAATCATGAAGAAGGTGACATTATCCAGGTGAGGTACAATGAGACGGAATTAAGTTATGCCTATCTGTGTCCCGAGTGTGATACCATCTGGAAAATGGATAAAAATTGATATAGAAATAATCTACTACTAGTATCAAATGAGTGACGATGAAGCTGACTATGAGGAAATGGAGGAAGAGAGTGACGTGGAAAGTTTAGAAGAAGAAGAAGAAGAACACGTGGATACGTACTGTGTGGAAGATAATGATTATGAAGAACCGGAAGAAATAGAAAAGATATTGAAGCAACCAAACTTTGTGGTACAATCACATCCACAGGAGCAAACGATTCCTTACGAGGAAGTGTTGGCCTTGTGCAGCATACAGCGTGACGTGAATGGTGTCATTGTAGATCCGCACCATACGAGTTTACCTTACTTGACGAAATATGAATATACGCGTTCTATAGGAATTCGTGCGACCCAAATAGAACAGGGAGCTGGTCTGTTTATAGAAACGGATTCTATAGATAGTTATTGGATTGCAAAGGAAGAGGTCCACCAAAAGAAGGTTCCATTTATTTTCAAGCGACCGTTGCCGAATGGACCGATAGAATATTGGAAGTTGGAAGATTTAGAAATATTGTTGTAATATATGACGAGGAGAAATAGAAAGACCGGTGGAGCACCTAGTTTTTTTGGTATGTTTGGTAGTAAACCTGAACAACCCTTACCAGAAGCAACACCCGCACAGCCGATGCCACATGGTAAGGAAATGCCCGAAGCAATAGTCTCGCCAGAAGCACAAGTATTAACCGCAGCTACACCAGCAGAACCCCCTTCAGGTAATGCTACAGTAGACAAAGCTGTTGCTGATTTATATAATTTAGATGAACAATTTCAAAATTATCACATGAGAGGAATAATCAATGCTATTGGTGTATGTAACTCAACAGAAAAAGCGAGAAATAATGCAGCTGGTATTGTTAATTTAGTACCGAATGCTTTTGGACGTGGATATGAATCCAAACTTGAAATGACGCAATGTGGATCACAATGTAAAGCACGTTCTGAAAAAGTAAAAGCAGCACTAAAAGAGTTACTAAGAATAGGTGAAGGGAACGATGTGCTAGGTTATATTGGTTCAGGAAGAGTCGTAGTCAACAGTGGTGCTTATCTGGTTAACTCCGCTGCATCTCTAGGTAATAAACTTTACGATACCGGCGCCTATTTAGGTAATAATGTTTCAACTAGGTTATTTACATCAAGGGCGCCACCTCAGGGAGGTAGACGCACCAGACGTCGTTAGGGGTGAGTCCCTACAACCCCTTAATATTATCCGATGAACCTGGAAGGTTCGGTTCCGCCTTGACAATAGTCAATTGTTTCGTAAATAAAAACTTTTCTACGGTTCGGTTACGTCTCTTCAAGTTACACGCCAAACAACTAATGAGTACATTGTTCGTGTTATGTCCCATAGTATTATCTATGCGATCTAGCGTCCACTGTTTTGGATCTCGTTTCCCGTACTCCATCAACACCTTATCTTTACAGTAATAACAGGTATAGTCACAATCTTTTAATTTTTGTTCTACTTCGGTACGTTTAATGCAGTGATATTCACTATAAATCTCAAACTTTTTGTCTTGAGATTTATAACCGTGTAATTTTTTAGCAATCATACAATGAGGAGTTAAAAATAAGAACCTTTACGACACTGTATCATACATTTTATATTTTTAGCTGTTACCATATCATTGGGATTCTTCATATTACATTTCTTCGCACATCGGGTAAAGCGTTTCTTCGCTTTTGTATGTTTCCTAGATTTTCCCATACTTTTGGGTTAGAAAAGAGCCGCAAGAGAATAGGCCTCATCTTCTTTGCGACAATGTTTCCGAACACATCTCATGGATTCATCTTGGTTGATTTTACGAACATTACAACGCTGTCTCACACATCTCGTGTACTTGTTCTTTGCATGGTAAAATTGTTTACGTCTTGACTT